GAACACACAACATGCCTACGATCTTCCTCCCGATAACACGAAGCAACACAGTCAGACACAGATTGTAAAAGCTGCATCGATTCTGAAGCATCAAACCCTGAGTAATCAAAACCGAAATGGTGATTACCCATGGCTCTATGCTGCATAATCATATCATGCCACTCCGTACTCTCAGGATCAACACCGTAAGCGTGCTGAAGCTTCAAACGAGCATCCTTAAACTGAACAACAAACTCAAGAAACAACATACGATCAGCAATAACCTTCTCCACAGCTCCAGCCGTGAAAATACGTGTTTTACCATCTAAAACACGTTGTACCTCCCTACGTTCATCCTTCAAGGTTCCACGAAAAAGTCCAGGTTTGACCTCACCTCTACGACGACAATCAACAACCTCTTCAACAGCAGAAACAAGCTTCTCGTTTGGCACATAGTGTCCATCTGTGAACTCAAAGAGTCCACTTTTCCCTTTTGCATCCGGATCCTCTTTTTGGAAAGACCAGGGCAAACCAGGTGATGTGTCCATGGCCAAACGGGACCCAGGTCCATAGCGTGTGTTTCCATCAATTGAATCTTGAAGACTAATCATCGCGCACTCTTGCACATGGTTAGATAAATCTTGCTTAACCCACTCAACAGCTCTATCCAAAATAGATGTCTCAAAGAAACCTGGCTCATGCCACTTCTTATCGACAGCCTTCTGCATAGATCCAATGTTAAGTTGGGCTGGGGCAGAAATTATCCCATGTCCAAAAGCTCTTGGATTTTCCTCCTGAAGCGGAGATGGACGGATTTCACTGGGTGGTATACAAGTTACACCCGGTTTATCCGCATGCAAATATCTACCCAGGGAAGGGCAGGGATTCACAATTTTCCTAGAAAGTTCCTTTGAAGGATCAACATCCGGAAATGAAACAAAACCATGACACACAACATTGCGTGTCATAGCCTCGAGAAGAGACCTAGTAGTTGGCTGAAAATAGTTCTTACCTTGGTTGGAATCACCAGCAACGTAAAAACCTGCAATTCGCAATTGACCTTCTTCTCGGGCAAGAAGAATGGACCCACAATCACCGTAAGTCAAATCAGGTACATCGGTTGAATACAGCTGCGCTGTATAATCGGCGTACTGATTATCACGATAATTGACAGGTCCAAGCTTCTTGAGATTCCCAACAGGGACTGCCAAAGTACAACGAGCAGATCCAGAAATTGAGTCGTTGATTCGAGGAACGAGAGCCATAACTTCAGGCGCTTTCCCAAACCAATTCGCAGGCTGGAGCGTTTCACGACAGACATGACCCAAAAGCGACTTCTGAACCTTGAGATTTTTAAACTCAATGAGCAGACCATCACTATTGGCCAAATCAAAACCTGAAACGCCCTTAGCTCCACGAAAATCATGAATGTGATTAACTGGAACATCCTCAACAAAGGATATTGTATCAGTTTCAACCTTGAAACGATACGATTTAATCGTATGACCACGAAGAAGATGACGCGGAACAAGTAACATCTGTCCAGTTATCTGAATCCCATACATCTGGGCTTCAGAACCTTCATCAGGAATGTAAGTAATCTTAACAAACTGAGAAGCAAAACGATCAAGCAACTTCATGTCTCCCTCCGTGGGTTCTCGTTCCATCTCACTGATCCAATCATCAGCATGAGCACGAGCTCCACCACGAATACGACGGTTATTTGATTGACGTTTACCTCACGTTTATTAGATTTCTCATACTGAACCCAATCACGTTTTGTGCCATCCCACTTCCAGGCATGGCCACTAGCGTCAACATACTTGAAAGTCCCGTTGTCAAATTCACCACCATACTTAAGGTTGTGAAAATCACGGCGTTCCAACATATGCTCAACATCACTCATGGCACAAACCTCAATACGTTCATCTGACAAGAAAATTGACAAAACAGCACTGAATATAGATTTAACTAAATAAATGACAGCATATGCAAAAACAAAATACAAAAAGAAAGAGAACAAGATACAACACCATCCAGCAACATTCATCCAGAATGTAGACCATGGACGAATTCCAGCCTGATCGCGAACTTCAATAAGATCACGATAGTCCTCTGGAGCCAACAAATGTTCCATACAATGGAGGGCTTTCATGTTCACAGCAATTATCTTGCCCTGAACATTTGGTCCCCAAACAACATCAAGAACGTCATCTTGAAATTGCCAACCACGAGACGCAAGTCTAGCAATCAGAACAGATAAAGAAGTCTCTTCTGATTCTGGGATCATAACACGATCCCTCCAAGAACGATAAGATGCAGCAATACACAAAGCATAAAACACAACATCACGATTCTCTTGATTAGTATCAACAGGAATATCAAATGACAAGTCAACATCACAAGATTTCCACGAATTAAACAAAGCAATGGAACTACCAAAACGTCTCTCAAAGACGTTTTTCAACAAGCGTGAATTGAAAGATGTCAACTCGCTCAATGTCTTAATACCACGCAGACGTTCACCATCAGCGTAGTACGGACGATCGAGTTTCAAATTCAACTCATGCCAGTCAAAGGCTTTCCAACACCAACAGGGAGGAACATACTATCACGAAAAACACTATGCTCCAAAATCGGAGGAATTGGAACATTCAAGCCAGGATAACAAGGTTTGTTATCAATGGCCAAAGTTTCCAATCCACAAGCTTGCGCAGTTGTATTGGCTATTTTACGACGACGTTCAACGGACTTAACAGTTCGCTCAACGACGGTGTCAATATCAATAGCCTCATACATATCACGCATGAACTTTTCAGTTCCAGTTTGGACATCGAGATAAGTCATATCCCACTGCCCAAACTCACCAGCAAGATGTGGCGCAGGTGCAGCAGTTGTAACGACCTCGCGATAACGACGGTTAGTTACACCTGAGGGCACATTGACTGCACATCCAGATTTATGAGCATAAATCTGGAGATGAGACCAATCCATCATAGCTCCAGAAGAAGAAATGTTTTCATCATCCTCAACAGGTTGTGCTG